AGATATAAATGGCTTATCCTAAACAAAAAAAAGCTAACATTGATTTACTAGAAACCGTAGAACTATCTATCGTGAGACCCAAAACGCTATTACAACAATTAGGTTATTCCGTCGGCAAAGAGGGCATCAAGAACTCTGTGCGGGATAGTTATAATTTACATATTGAAGATTTTGAAAATTACAAGTTGTATAGTTTAGTAAATGGATCCGAAAAAATTCCTATTAACTATTACCATCTAAATGAATTAATTCATATCGAAAATGATGATGCGACATTTGTTAGTGTCTGTTTAAAAAAACCAAATGGAACCCTTAGGTCCGAGAAAGAAATCATAGAAAACTTGAAAAGAGTTTTTAAAATCATTTAGCTTTTAGTAAATCTAAATGCTTTTGTGTTCTTTTATGTTTCGTTGTGTTTTAAGTGGTTTATGTTTAAATTTTTTAAAATTAGGTTTTTAAATTAAATAAAATTGTGATGTTATATTATTAGCCAATGTCCAAAAATGTATTTAACTTTGAAAAGATCGGCACGCCAGTCGCAAAGGTCCTTGGAGGTAGAAACAATGGTAAAGTTTTATATCTTTATTCACCTTTGCCTACGGAAGAGTTAGAAGATATTTTAAACCCCTTATACGAAATACAACTAGAACACGGGAGTATCTTTCAACCTATTTTAAATCCCTATACAGAACGTATGGTAGGCTATTTTACAGGACGTAGTGGTAGTGGTAAATCATATCAAATAGGAAAGTTCCTAGAACAATATAAAAAAGCAAGAAAGAACTCTAAAATTTATCTATTTAGTCCAGTTGCTGAAGACGAAGCTCTGGATAAGCATATTACGAAACGTATAGCTCTAGATAAATCACTCTATGAACAACCTTTCTCTATAGATGTTTTCGAGAATACTTGTCTTATTTTTGATGATACAGACACGATAACCGACAAAAAAATTAAAAATGCTGTTTATGATTTAATGAATTCTGCACTAGAACGTGGTCGTCATCATAATATCACAGTGCTTGTAGTCAACCATCTCGGTGCCGATCGAAATACCACTAAAAGAATCCTTAACGAATCTCATTTTTGTTGCTGGTTTCCTAGTAATATCAATGCTAACCTTAAGTATATGCTTCAAAACTATGTAGGTTTAAGTGTAGAAGATATTAAACAATGTCGTGAGACTGAATCGCGTCATTGTTATACATTTAAAAATTATCCAATTTTTAACATAGTTGATAGAAAAGCTTGGTTAGTTAAGTCTATTATATAAATTTAATCAATTAGAGTAAAATTAATTGATTAAATATCTTTGATTAAATCCAAATGCTTTTTAGTAAGTTTATGTTTATATAAATAGTGTTTGGCTATTTCACAACCACAAACGCATTTAATTTTTTGATTTCTAATTTCATTTAGTTTATCTTTATTGAAAGTGTGATATTCCTTTTTATATTTTTTAATAATATCTTTATTAACTTCGCGATATTCTTTTTGATATAGACTAATTTTATCTTTATTAACTTCTTGATAAAGTTTATGATATTTTAAAATATCTTCTTTATTATCTTCATAATATTCTTTCGGTGTTCTACCTATAATAACTTTATTAACTAATCCATTACGTAATAGTTCTTTTTGTATTTCCCCTTCTCGTCTTTCTAGTTCAGCTTTACAACTACAAGGATACAATTCGATTAATACAATTTTACAATTTTCTAAACCAAATTTTTCGAATAATTCAAATGATTTACAATAGCCTTTTTTTAAATTTCCTAGTTTCCATTGTTTATAACCTGATCTATGCCCTGCCATACGTTGGCATAGTAATTTAATAGTTGAACCAATATAAATATCGTTAGAACCTTCAACTTCTATTTTATAAATCTTTCCTTTAGAATAATCTCTAGGCATTGACCTTTTTTAACGTTTTTTGTCTTTATATATTCTACATACTTACTTTTAAATTAGTTAAAAATATTGATTAATTAAAATTACTTAAACATTATTTTCCTAATTTATTTAATATGAATCCTTATAATAATTGTATACTATATATTATTAAATGTAAAAATCTAAATATATTGGATTGCTACATTGGACATACTACCAATTGGACTAAAAGAGAGGAGAAACACAAATATAATTCTATTTGGTTAAATACAAAACTATATAGGTTTATTAGAGAACACGGCGGTTGGGATAATTTTGAAATGTTAGGTATAGAACTTTATCCTTGTAATAACAAACGACAAGCAGAGGCTAAAGAAGAACAACTTATTAAACAACACAAAGCTTCGCTTAATACCTATGAAAATCTTGTTCTTACCGAAGAACAACTAAAAGAATATATGAAAGATTATCTTGCCACTTATAGGGCATTCCATAGAGACGAGTTGTATGCTAAGAAGGCTATCAACGTTAAATGCGAAGCTTGTAATAAAGAGTATAGGAAGTATAATTTAAAAAATCACAAATGTAAGGCATAGTCTACAAGATATTTATTTAATTCACTATAGTCTATAGGGTATTGGACTTTTCGTGTTTTTAGGTATTTTTTGAATTCCTTCTTTACATCTCTCCCATCACCACGAAGACGCGAAAGGATTGCTCCGACATCTGTTATAGTCCTAGCAAACTTTGGAAGACCAGAAGGCAATTCCGCTACAATCTGTTCCATAGGCTGTAATATAAATGCCTGAAGTTCATCTGTTATTAGTTTATTTGTAGTTAAAATATCTATAATAAACCTTTGACAATTTGTAGTAAAAGCATCATACTGAAAGAACCTTTGATTTCCTATAGAGTTTAGTGTATTCATAACAAGGTCATTTAGAGTAATCGTTCTATTTCCTAAAGAGACATCCCTAAACTCCGATTGGTCTGTTATAGTAAAGTTGGGACTTATATTTACCACTTCGTTCTTCTCGACATACACAAGTTTATTACCTACATTACACATAAGGGATAAGTGAAATAGCTTGTCGTAACCATATTTCTTTTTTAGTTCATCAAATTTACCTAATGTTATTAAGTTTAATGCACTAGAAATTATCTTTTGAATAGGTGTTCTTACCACTTTCATTTCGGAAATTACTTGGTTTCCAAATTGTCCCAAAGTTTTATTTGATATATTATTAAAAGCACTAGAGGGACTAAATACATTTTGAATTTTACTTTTAGTCTTTTTATAGAGAGACCTTGAGGTCGCCACCAAATCACTAAAGAACCCAGCACCTTCTAAATCACCATATTTATGCTTTAGTCTTCCAAATACAATTCGTATGTCTTTATTAACCTTTCGAGTCCTATAAATATCAAAATAACTTGGATGAACTATTCGAAATCTATAAAAGTTTTTGCTTCTATCGGCTAATTTATGAAACCTATCTGTTTTGGCTATATTCTTAGCGTGTTGCTTTGCTTCTTCTAGAGGCAATTTATTAGATACTAAAATACTTTGAATTGCCCACTTTTCCATTTAAAATTCTATTATTATATTAGAATTTAAATGAATACTAAAAAGATTAAAGCTGAACTCAATCAGTTAGTAAAGGACCCTCTCGATGTTAGCGAGATTACACACTACTTGCCTAATGCCCATATTTTGACCTATGAACAACTCGGCAAGTATTCGGATTTAGAACAGTTATTACCAAATGAAACTGACTACTGTATTATATTATATCGACAAACACCTAACAGTGGTCACTGGGTTTCAGTAGACAGAGTAGGAGATATGATAAGCTACTTTGATTCCTATGGCGGAGCTATTGACGCTCCTCTAGCTTGGAACCCTGTTCAATTAAATATGTCTTTAGGACAATCTACACCATACCTTAGTAATTTATTTGATAAAACAGAACTAGACGTCTATTATAATCCTTTTAGGTATCAAAAAATGAAAAATGACATCAATACTTGTGGTCGCTGGTGTATTCTGAGGATTTTAAGTGCTATAAATCAACGAATGAATTTAGCACAATTTCACGAAATGGTTAAACCCCTTAAAAATTCACAGTTTTCACTTGACGAAGCAGTTTCCGCTTTATTACCAATTTAAATAAAAAACCCCCTATACCCCGAAGCGGAGCGGAGGGGTTTTGGTAAAATGACTTAAACTTTTCTATTATAAATATATAAGTAATAAATGGCTGAAATTGTAGAACCTATAAAAGTCAAATTGAGTCAGTCTGAACGTAATGCCAGATTCGCTCAAAATCACGATTTGAAACAAAAATTTACCTGTGATATTTGTTTCGGACAATATACCTATTATGCTAAAAGCAATCATATGAAATCTAAGCATCATACCAATGCTGTTAAAATCCGTAGGGAAACAACAGATATGATTTTAGATATACAACAAGTTTAATTAAAAACGACTTAAACATAAAACTATATTATTATATAATCTAATTTATATAATAGAATGGCTTTGAAATTTACTGAAGACAAATCTCCACTTCTCTCTAACACCTATAGAGACTTTATAGACACCGAAAGAGTCAACAAATTACTTACACTTGATTTTACAGAGAAATTTGGTATCTCTAGTGAAATTGCTATTACTTTAAAAAATACTCTTAGAAGATTTAGGGATTTAGTAAATAATAATGGATATTTTGAGGTTTCATATAATCAACCTGATAAGATTGGGCGTATTTATCCTAAAGGCGCTAATAGTGTTTCTCAAATATTACGCGAAGTAAGACATACTTTATTACAAGACTACTACATTGACTTTGATATAGTATGTGCTCAACCTAGTATTTTGAAAGAATTTTGTTTAAAACATAATATTCCTTGTAAGTTTCTAGCCGAATACATTGAAAACCGTGACGATAAAGTAAATGAAATGATTGAGCTTTTTAGTTGTAATCGTGATGAGGCTAAAGGTCTTTTTAATAGCCTTACGAATGGCGGAAGTTTCAAAGGATGGCTTGATAAAATAGGACTTGATAAAGATATAACTAAACCAAAGTATATTGAACTATATGAAGAACAAATTTTAACTATTCGGGAAGAAATCAAAAAAGCCAATTTAACCTTATGGAACAAATTTTACAAGAAGATTAGTAAAGATGAGGATTATAATATAGATGGTAAGGTCTTCTCGAGATTCCTACAAGACCTCGAGAGACAATGTTTGGAAGCTATGGTTTTACCTGAATTAAAATATAAGGACAAGTATTACATTTCGTTGTGCCACGATGGACTACTAGTGCTAAATGATACTTTAGTTAAGAATCAGTTAACCGAAGAGCAATTGTGCAATTTAATGGAAGATTCTGTTAAGGCAAAATTAGGGTTTAACATAAAGGTTATTGTTAAACCATTTGATAAGGCTATTGATATCGACGAGATTCAACTTGAGGATGTCCTCGGTCCGAGGACCTCGAACACTCCACAGAGTGGAGATGGCGAGGAATCCGAAAGTGAAACTAATAGTAATCAAATTAGAGTTAATAATGATATTGAAGGTTGTGAATTTATTTATAATGAAATTAAAAAAGCAAATTGTATAATTTATGGCGGAGATAATACCTATTATGTTAAAAATGGTAATATTTGGGAGAATAACGACAAGTTAGTTAATAAAATTATTAGAAATTTTATATCTCAATTTGATATTGTTATTAATAATGGAGTTGATAAGAAAGGAAACGTTAAAACGAAACAATTCTCAAAAAAACTCTCTGAAATACCAAGAATAGTAGACCAAACTTTATCATTTTTAGTCAAAAACCAAGATGTTAAATTTACGGATAAATTTAGAAATACTACATTGGGTAAAATTTGTTTCGATAATGGAGTTTTAGATTTTAAAACAAGGGAATTTAAATTATGGGCTGATTGCCCCGATGTTTATACTAGACAAACAACAGGACGCGATTATGTTAAATGTGATAATATAGAATTACAAAACAAAATTAAAAATGATATATTTAAAAATACTTTTGGTGAAAATGATTATCTAAGGGCTATACATTTCTTTTCTAGAGCTATGGCAGGACATACAAGTGATAAAGTATGGGGACTTTTAGTTGCTTCTAGAGACATCGGTAAGTCCGTTTTTATTAATTATTTAAAAAATGCTTTCGGGTCTAAATATATAACTATTATTAATTCAAGTTCATTATTGGAAAGTAATGATTCGCAAGACGCAGACAAGGCAAATCAATGGATGTTTGCATTAGAACACGCAAGAATTACTTTTTCAAGCGAAGCTAAAACTTCTAAGCAAAAAATGGATGGAATGAAAATCAAACAAATTAGCAGTGGATATGATTCTATCTCGGCGAGACATATGATGAAAGAAGCTATTTCTTTTAGACCATCTAGTATTCTTTTTATGATGGCAAATGATATTGGTAGAATTAATACAGAAGACGCATTTAAAAATGTATGTTCCTTTTCTAATAATAAATCATTCGTTACCGAAATAGAGATTAATGCTAGAAGAGAACAAGGAGCATCTAATGAAGAACTTGATACATATTTGATTAAAGACGATAAGATAGAAAGTAAAATTAATAGCAATGAATATATTAATGCTTTATTTGAAATTTTATTAGAAGGATATAACGAAAATCCGATAGATAAAGTAAATGTATTTACAGAATCTGAAGGTAAAATAGAGAATCTTCATACATTCTTCGAAAAATATATTACTTTTACTAAAAATGAGAATGATTTTGTTTCGGTTAAAGAAATAGAGAAGTTATGTGACGAAATCAATATTAATTATAAAATGAAACTTAGACCATATCTTAAAGATGTTCGTAAATGTAATTGCGATGCACAGAAGAGAGTAAAAGGAATGAAATATAAAGGAATATCAGGTATAAAATTAGTTATCGAAGAAACCCCTCAAGATATTCTAGAAGAAGAAGTAGAAATCGCTGCTTTAGCTCCTTATAAAAAAGAAAAGACAATTTAAATAATTATTACATAAACGCCCTAGGTGGAACCAGTGGAACCAGTGGAACCGCATTTTACACCAGTATTCAATAATTTTATTTTTATTTTTTTATTATTTATTGTTTTTTTATAAAAGTAGAAAGTATAGAAAGAGGTGTAAAACACGGTTCCACTGGTTCCACGGTTCCACCTCTGGTGTTTATGTAAAAAGGACTTAAACGCATAAAAATCAAATATAAAATTCCTAAAAGAAAAAGATGTTTAGATGATGTTTTGCTAGGTGGATACCTATTTCACTCCCCAACCACTCCCCACCACACTATATTTTAAAGTCTATAATAATTTATTACTTGTTCTAGTAAGAAACCATATATAAACATCATCATTATTTATTACTGGTGGGGAGTTGGAGAGTGTGGGGAGTGATTTTGAAGTTTGCCAAAATAAAATCAAATCAACTAGTAAAATATTGTTGTCATTTTTTATACCAACTAAATTAATCACCCTCCACTCTCCACTCCCCACCTCTGGTGTTTATGTAAAAAGGACTTAAACGCATCTCACTTATAGAATATGTAAAGCATAATGGATACTCAAGTAAAAGCACAGTTTAGCCAGATATTCGATATGTTATCTTGGAGAACAATGTGTCTATTAGAAGAAATCAAAGAAGAATCAGGTTACAAACATATTAAGTCATTCGCCGAATGGGAAATTATAGTTAATCAAATGAATGCGAGTGAATTCCAAAAAGTTTTAGAAATTACGAAAGAATTAGTAGATTTCGCGGAATCTATTTTAAAAAAATAAAATATTATATAGCCTAATATAAATGCTATATAATCTTTTTGACGCAAAGGTGATCATTTTGACTACCTCTAGAGCTCCAGAAATCCGCCTGAAGTTTATGGATATAATCAAGAGTCAGTTTAAAAACGTTGAGGTTTTCGTTGGAGACCACTACAAAGACCTAGATGAAGAGACAACGAAGAAATATCTAGACCATAAATTCTTTCATAGAATTCCTAATAAGCATATAGGAGACAATGTAATTTTAGGTCAATGTGTATTAGCACTAAATCATATGAAAGTCCTTAAGTATATTGTAGATAACAAATGGGATAATGTGTTGGTTCTAGAAGATGATAGCTACATTAGACCTAATGTGACTGATTTAACTATCGAAGTTGGCGAAGAGCACTGTATTAATCTAAGTCCTATACCATTCGGTTTAGATAATATAGCGGGAATGTCTGCTTTATTTTATCCTTCCTATAAGAAAACCGAAGAAATTTTAAAGTTAATAGAAGATAATCCAAAATGGTTCAAAGCTATTGATTTTGTTTTAAATAACCTGCGCCGAAAACAACTAATACAAATTTCCACAAAATTCTTATTCGGTCAAGCTTGGTGTTTCGAAAGTTGCTATTATGAAAACAAAATTCCTAGAAAGGTTTATGTCAATCAAACAGAATTGGGTTTTTATGATATTTATCAAGAAGCCATAAAGTTTTATTTTAAAAACGCTAAAGAAAGAATGGAACTAATGATAAGTGCCCGCAAACAATTTCTAAAGGCAAAGGATATCCCTAGTAATCCTCTTTAGGTATATTTCGGGTTTTCCTGATTTCTTATTGAGATTTAACCCTTGAACTTCTTCAGGATATTTTACTAAAAGACTATTGCAAGCCTCTAGTATAACTTCATAACTCCTATCGAAACTTTGAATACCACCTGAGCCAGTGTAGCCTTTAGTTCCACAGCAAACATTATTAAACCTAATAACGCAACCATATTTTTTAAAATATTGTATAGACCTTTCGTAATCCTCTTTATCATTTACAGATACTTTGAGGGATTTATCATTTATAAAACCCATACAACCGCCCATACAATATGTGAGTCCCAAATGTATCTCGTCTCTCATAAAGTAAGCATTTTGGACTGGATAAACTGAGAATAGTCTAGAACCCCTAGAAAGACAAAGTTCAAACGCTAAAGAGATAAATTCCATCAAGTATTCAAGTCGCTTAAGCGTCTCTCCATTCTTTACCCGTGCCCCGCCGCTTTGCTCTGGGGCACAGGGGGTTTTCACATAAATATCCTTTAGGTCATCATCTAAACAGAATACAAACTCATCTTGTTTAAAAAAGTCTACAATATAATTTCTTACATTCATAATACCTATAGCATTGGTTACGAAAAGCCTAGAATGGTATTCCTTGGGAATTGTTTTAGTATACTTTAGATATTCTTCTTGAGTTGCCACAAAAATGTATATGATACCTAAAGGTATTTTATGGTCTATAAGAATTTTTAAGGTTTTCTTAGGAAAGGTTTCATACCGTTTATAGGTTGGAATAGCTATTTTAAACATATAGTCTAAGCTAAGAAATTAAAATCTAATTAATTGATATAGACTATGAGTTTTAATGTGGCCACGCAGATTCAAAACTTAATACAGAGACTAGCAACAACATTTACAACGAACTACATTGATGCGACAGGTGGCGAGTTTGTTGATTTATACGCTGAAAATTTAACAGCCGATACAATTGTATCAAACACTCTCGTTGCAAATATTACGGCAACTAGTGGCGAGTTTTTGGATTTAGTTGTTTCAGACAGTGCTACTTTTGGTAATTTAAATGTTTCAGGTAATGCTACTTTTAATCAAGTATCCGTAAGTGGTTTACAAGTTGTAAATAATTTATCCTCAAGTAATCTTAGTGTTTCGGGTAACACTACTTTTAATAATATATCCGCAAGTGGTTTATCAGTGGTTAATAATTTAACAGTAAGTGGATTATTTGCTACTTCTGTAAGCGGACCTTGGGTCTCACAAGATATTAACGCAACTTCAACTAATACCGTGCCTTCCTCAAAGACCCTTAGCGACTATTCGGTTGTCGTAAATAATTTAATTGAGACTCAACTTCAGCCTTTAAATAAGGCGACGGCGATTCAAGTTCCAACAACATCAGACTTTACTATAGGTTCGGGTGGTTCTTTCGCAACCTTACAAGATGCCCTCGCAAGTCCTTTAGTTAAAAATGGAACTGTCCTAAGAATTTTAGAGAACACTACATTAGATATCTCGGCAAATCTTATTATTACTAAACAAGTTGTTATTTGGGGAGAGAATAGGGATACTTGTATTATTCGAAACGCCACAGGTTCTCCAAGTTTAACATTCTTATTAACAGTTCAAGCCGATTATGTAATGTTTAATAATTTGACTATTAATTTCACATCAACTATAAGCGATAACTTCGCATTAACCTTTACAAACTCAAGTGGTGGTAATGTTGTTAATCCTATTGTCGCTAATTGCCGAGTAATCTATAATAAGTTTGGTATAGTTATGCGTGGGTTGAATTGGGTTGTAGCCAATTGTCTTTTTGAAACTCAATCCGCAGGAACCACAAGACGTGCTATTAGTATTTATAGGTCAGCAGGAAACTCATTTGTTTATAAAAATACGTTCAATCAAACTATTGATACTTCTAATCGTCTTATTCACGTTCTCGAGACATCCGTAGCAGATACTAAATTAGGAACTATTAATATTATTGGTAATACTTCTACAGGTGTAGCCATTCAGTTTGTAAATGTCGAGTCATTCAGAGGTAATACTAACGGTTTAACTTACATCATTAAAGATAACGTTATGAATGAAAGTAATGCTTTCGTTGTATTTTTTGGTGGTTCTCTTGTAAATGCTTATAACACTATCAAGGATGTATTTATTTTAAATAACAGATTTACAAATAGACACACAACTAGTCCATTTGGAGGTAAAGGTTGCTTATCACTTGATACAAGTGTTGTTGGACGGTCATCTAGTCTCCCAGTTTATGCCTATAATAATGTAGCAACCATAGACCAATTCTATAGGGCTGGTTGGGGTCTTGCGGCGAATGCTACAGGAGTTCAAGTTGGTATTACTACGGCAGGTGCGGCTGCTTATGTTGCCGCTGGTTACAATCCCGTATCTTTTGTTGATGCGAATGTTTCTGCTTCTCTATTACCGAGTGTGCCTACTGAATTCAATGCTGAAGAAAATGAAATTACAATTATTAGAAGCAATTATGTAGATTTATCAACACTAAGCACTACATTAGGAAACTATTCAACTCTAAACTATGTAAATGGCACTTTCAATAACTATGCCTTGAATGCTACATTAGCCAATTACTCAACAAATAGTGCCTTAACAACGACGTTAGGTAATTATGGAACACTTAGTTATATTAATAATACTTTCAATAATTACCCTACAAATACTCAATTAAGCACTACGTTAGGCAACTATGCTACACTACAATTTCTTTCGGCTACTTTAGCTAACTATAGTCAAGGTGCGGGTGGTTCTACATTTGAAACATTTATGGAAAGTCAGGTAGGTTCTAATTTACGAAATGATACATATATTAAGGATATAAAACCCACTGGCGTATTAACTAATAGTTATAGTGGAGTAGTTCATAGTGTAAGATTACTTCAATTAACAGACGTTAATAATGACCCTATCAATGCTTATATTGTAATATGTCTTGAATATACTGATATAAACAAAACCGCAGTTAGAGGTGCGATTTATGATGCTTCAGCAGGCACTTTAATATCTACAACGTCTCCTATTAGTATAAATAATAGTGCGTATAATAACCTTTACGGACAATACACGGATACTTCTACAAATGGACTAACTGAATTTTTAATTGATTACACTGGAACCAATACCAGAACCATTTTATTTTATAATGAATTTGGTTCCTATGATTGGGACCCTTCTATTCAATCTGCACCTATTATACCTACAGTCTATGCAAACTGGATTTCAAATGTTTATATAAATAATGATAACACATCTCGGAGAGTATTAAGTAATATTAATGAGAATACTTTACAATGGTATACTAAATCAAGTAGTATTTTAGTAGACCAAATTACGGCTATTACATATAATAATTTACCAACATTAAGTGGTAATTATTTAGCACTTACAGGAGGCACATTAACAGGCGACTTAATTGGAACAACAGGTATATTTAGTAATTTTGCTGTTAATACATCAAGTTTATCAGAGAAACTTACAGTTAGTGGAAATATAATAGCAACAGGAACTAATCGTAGTATTTATGTTGGAGGTAAAACTGACGCCACTCCTAATGGAGAGAATGGAATGCGAATGTTGTATTTTAATTCACCATTAAATAATGGTTTTGTTGATGTTAAAGGTGACAATTTAGTATTTAGAGTTGATAATACAAACGGAGGCACGGAACGAATGCGTATTAAAAATGATGGTAATGTTGGTATTGGTAATACAAACCCTGAATCAATATTACACGTTTCTTATAATAATGGAACCGCTACAAATAATCCTGAAGTTTTATTTAATAATGGAACAAGTGATATTAAATTTATACCTAAAGCCGAGACATCAACCGCGTGGAATGTTTTAACACAACCAAATGATGGTGTAATAGTAGCAGGTCCAGTCGAAAATAGTGCGATTGTAATTTGCGCCCACGGGACAAATGGCGCTGGTATGAGATTGGATACTTCAGGACGTGTTGAATTCAGTCATATGGCTACACCAATTGTTATACCTTGGACAAATTGGAATTACTTTACTTATGAAAACAATTATCTCGCCATACCTACAGATGGTCCGAATGGTGCTGGATACCCAGCGTATGCGAATCAACCATTTTATAGTTATGGTCAAGTAAGAATATATGTAGGACAGAAGGGAATGTTTTGGCGATTATCAACAACAAATATTAAACAGTATAATTTAGGTATATTACGTTTTGTTTTATATAGTCCTTCAGGTTCAGTTGGACCCTTTATTTATGAGTTTGATTTATATGCCCCAATTGGTTCTCCTGCGAATCAAATTACTCAAATAGTTAATAATATAATATTGGACGAAGCAGGAGTATGGAGACTTGAATTAATGAATGCTGGTAAGAACCCTGCTAGTAGTGAGTATTGGATTTGGGGTAATGGTAATGTCACATTAACACCAGTAGCGATTTAAATAATTAATAAAAATCTAAAGTAATTATAAATGACTGCTTGGATTACTGAAATGAATAATGCTGAAACTGAGGCAAAATTTTACGAATACTGTTTGGATAAATACGTGGAATTAAATACAATTTTTACAGAACAACACTCCCAAGGTTTATTAAAGAATTATGAATATAAATTATGTATTATTTGGGCTAAAAAGTCTGATTATAGTATTCGGAAAGAATATCAATGGAAATATTAAATCTATTGTTAATATTAGTTTAAAAGTTAAAATAAATATCTAAAATAATATAAATGTTAATTTATGAGGTTGATTGTGAAACTCTAGAAGAATTTGAATTAACATTTAGTCATATGACGAATACTATACAGTCCGTTATGATTAATGCCTTTAATAAATATGGAATGACTGATTTTAATCAACATTGGATTATAGGATGGAGTAAAGACCCAAGTATTAAAAAAGAATATGAATTTGATACAAAATATATATATAATACTAATATAGAACTACAATTTAAAAATGGACAGCCAAACGGCGCTTTTAGTCTCTAGTGTTGTAATCAATGTTTTACTTATTATAGATCGCTGTCTTAAGCGAGTTACAAAGAGTAAATGTTGTGGTTCAGAATTAACTCTAGAACCTAGTAAATCATTAGCCGATTTTAATAATCTTAGTAATATTAAAGTTGAAAATGTATCCACTAATGAAACCAAGTGAAATCAAACTATATTTATCCGAAATGGAACATTTAGGAGTATCTAAAGTAGCTAGAAGTCCTAGAGGATTTTTAACATTTTACTTAGCAAACAATGGTAGATTAAATGAGGAATGGCAAAAGAAACGTAATAGCTTTATTGCTAGAACTTATGCATCCTATAGAAAGAAACCAAGCTATAGGCGTTTTTTAAGTCTAGTAGCTTGGGCATTTTACCCCTAAGGGTTGGTTAGTATAACTAACACTTACCCCTAAGGGTTGGTTAGTATAACTAACACTTACCCCTAAGGGTTGGTTAGTATAACTAACACTTACCCTTACCCCGAATAAAAAATATTTATATATTGTATATCTTTTAAAATGAATACCAAAAAATACACAATATATCCTATTACCGATGACCTATCGTGGAACTACTACAAAAAAGCTGTAAGTTCTTTTTGGACTGCTGAGGAAATAGACCTTAGCAAGGATATGGAGGACTGGAACAAACTCACTAGAGACGAAAGGAATTTTATAAAGAATGTTTTAGCATTTTTTGCTTCTAGTGATATATTAGTGAATGATAACTTAGCTGAGAGATTTTTAAATGAGGATATAACACTAGAGGCAAAATGTTTTTATGGTTTCCAAGTGGCAATTGAAAATATACATAGTGAAACCTATAGTTTATTAATAGATACATATATAAAGGATACGAATGAAAAGACGAGACTATTAAACTCTGTAGAGAACAATAGTTACATAAAAAAGAAAGCAGAGTTTTGTAATAAATATCAACGAAGCGACTTGGATTTAGTCTACAGACTAGTAGCGTTTGCTTGTGTAGAAGGTATATTCTTCAGTAGTAGCTTTTGTAGTATTTATTGGTTAAAAAAACGCGGATTAATGCCTGGATTAACATTTAGTAATGAGTTAATTTCTAGAGACGAAAGCTTACATACCGAGTTTGCCATAGCAATGTATAAGAAGTATTTTAGAGAAGTATATAACAAAGATTTAATTTTAAAAATTATTAAAGAAGCAGTCGAACTAGAATTACTATTTGTAAAGGATTGCCTAAAAGTAGACCTAATAGGTATGAATGCGAATTTGATGTGTGATTATGTAAAATTCTGCTGCGATAGACTATTAGTTCAATTAGGATATCCTAAAGAATATAATGTTAGCAATCCGTGTGACTGGATGGAACTCATTAGTCTGACTAACAAGGGCAACTTCTTCGAGAGCAGGATATCTCAGTATAGTAAGGCTAGTATAGGGAATGCACTAGAAGCAACTACAGAAGACTTTAGTTTAACAGATGATTTTTAAAATCTAATATAATAATATATTATGACCAGTATTCAAACTACAGCTAAATACGATAGAACCAATCCATTTCATATCTATTACGATTTGGACGCTGTAAATCTTGATAAGACAGGCACCCAACCACCTCCTATTTTGAGATTTACTGAGGTTCGTAATAATCCATATCTAAATGCTCCCGAGAATTACTTTTTGAGTGTTGTGCGTTTCGCAATTCAAACACCATCACTTCCTATTTTTATACCTATTGTTCAAACAGGACAAGCAAACCCTAACTTAACTATTTACTCTATAACAATGGAATACACAGTAGCAGGAAACCCTATAGTGTTTCAAAAGTATTTAGATTTTGTCCCAACAAATGTTTATTTACCTGTTCCATCTGCTCCTTTAGTAAATCAAGATGTATCAACAGAATACTATTATATCTATAATTATCAATATATAATTAAAATGATAAATAAAACTGTTTTAGATTGTTTTAATGGTTTAGCAGCTGCTGTAGTGGCGGCAGGTGGTGTTATGCCTACAACGAATGTTCCATTTTTTGAAATAGACCCAAGTGGATTTAAGAGTGTTTTATTCGCAGACCAAGCAGCATTCGCTGATACTTTAGTTAATCCCATTAAATTCTTTATGAATTCGGCTATGTATCATTTGATGACTAGTTACCAATCAGATTACTTGGGATATAGTGGAATTACTTTTGGACGAAACTATAGATTAAAAATTTACTCTACTAGTGTTAACATTTTTAACTTTCCGACTTACAATGCTATTCAAATGTATCAGGACCAATCCTCGATTGCCCTAATGAATCCTATTCAGTCATTGGTATTTACTACATCACTTTTACCAGTTCAAGAAACGAATGTAAGTGCTCCCAAAGTATTTGGAAGTGATAGTAGATTAACATCAAGTAATAATAATGTTAATATAGCTCCTATTATTACAGATTTCGAGGTTCCATTTAGTGCTGATAATACTTATAGACCAAACATCGAATACAGTCCACAAAGTGAATACCGTTTAGTCGATTTATACGGTGCTTCTCCTATTAGTGCTATAGAACTAAGTTGTTTCTGGAAGACACAGTTTGGAAATCTAGTGCCTTTTTATCTCAATAGTAATTGTAAGGCTAATATTAAACTTATGTTTAGACGTAAAGATTTCAATGTAATCGGATTTAGACCTTAAGTAATTC